GTATGTTAAGTGTGCTACTCCTTTAGGTTGGTCTTGGTCTATCTCATCTACTGTCATTCCTTCGTTCTTACATTTAATGATTGCATCAATAGCTGACTTACCATATTCCTGGATCAGTCTTAGATTTGGTTCGTTCATTACACCACTGTTACCTGTACCAGTAATCACCCTTTTCGATGGTTTATCTTCTGTCTTCTCTCCACGTTTTTTAGCATACCACTCACGCATATACTTTTTCTTTGCTTCTTTCTTCTCATCAGAGGTCATACCTTCTGTAGACTTTTTCTTTGTCTTGACACTTTTTGTGTCAACTGGATTATCTGCTGGCTCTAATTCAGCAACTTGTGTAATAGTTTCTGTATCTATGGTTTTATCTAACCCCATAGTAAACAAAAGCGTGAACTCAGTTACTCTATCTCCGTCAATTGCAATCACTCGGTTCCCTGATTCATTTCTAAAATAGTGTGTCATATCTTATTTTATTATCTTGATAAAAAACAAATGTAAATGTATCTTATACTTCCACTGGAAGAAAAAGAATGATCTCATCTGCCAGCTATTATCACTACCGATAGTTAGTAGCGCTATATACCCATTACTAATGTCTATACTGTATGGTTCAAATGTCATATAATCTTATTCTCTAGTAGATATACAAGCATACTAGCTCGTACATCCGCTTCAGTATCTGCTCTAGTATTGAAGGAATTTCTATTAAGAACAGAATCATCGAAACAAGCCCACGCTCCTCTTAGCATACCTATTCTTTTCGACAAATAGTAATCAGGTAACATCTCCCCAAGCTCTGCGACTGTGAAGGCGGAAACTCTATCAAACACTGGACCTACTATTTGAAGTCCTAAATGAGCGTATGGATAAAGTAATTCCATTTCTTTTTCTCCTCTCCTGTGAGCATAGAAAAAGAAACTCTCCTGCTTCACTCCCAATTCCTTTAGTTTTTGTGCAAGATCTAAACTGCATACTTGTTGCTCTAATTTCATGGTTAGTTTATGTTAATATCTGTCCCCATATCAGGTGGCATCTCCTCAGCAGCAGGGTTACTTGGCTTACTTGGCATGTCATGAATTATAGGAGAATGGGAAGCTTTACTAGTTGCTGGACCTCCTGCATCGAATAATGGTCTATCTAGTCCTTCACCTTCGTAGTCCTTCTCAATAGCATGCTGTAACTCCTGTGTCTTAGGTAATAGCTTTGCAAGTTGGATAAGACAAGTTTTTTTCCACATCCACTTCTCAGGGTCTTTACTATTCCAAGGTGAGTCTGGTTTATCCTTTGCTTTGCTCATTTCTTTGATTGCCATAACCTGATCTAAACTCATTACATTGAATAATCTACCTCCTGTCGTTGTCTCTGCTACTGCATAGACCCCTATTGGGTACCCTCGCTTCTCACCGAACTTTGTTGGGATATGCACTAGACGTGTTTCTAGACCTTCTGTATATTCAAATGTTTCATTTGAATATACAAGGAGTGCCTTTATACTCTTAATTTTTCCTGTCCTCCACATGAGCGTAATAAGACCCTGATATCCAAGTTGGAACTTCGCTTCTTTTCCATATGGGATGATTGAGCACTCCCCAGACACACCTGATGGCATGAATCGAAACTGTGCAGCTACTACTAGTGCTGACATAAGAGATACTCTATCGCATTCTAGTAATTTTGGAACTTTACGAACGTAGTCTACACAGGCAGTCTTGAAGCTTAGTGCAAGCTCTTTATTGCCCTGAAAATGGGCTGTAGCGGTGTTCATGAACTCTCCCTCTAGATTCTGTCTAAGGACCTCAATTGGCATTACTGGTCGCTTATTTGGTGTCGTTACGACATGTGTATCGTTGTTGCTCATACGATTGTGTATAAATGGTTGATAATTATTCCTGTGGTAATGGTCGGATGCCTACGTAGTCTGGTCTTTGTATTGTCTTTACAACATCGTTTCGCACACGCTGTGGTATGACTCCATCTCTGATGAGTTGGTCAATTACCTCAATATCTGCAAATGTCTGACTCTGTGGAGTTACCTTTACCTCGTGGTACTCGTTCTTTGGTGCTTCCTTTGTCACTTCTATCTCATCACGGAGTGCGTTCTCTGCATCAATAACTCTGAAAACAAGTTGCTGATGTGCTGAGAATACTGATGCATTCGCTCGCTTATGATCTTCTAGCGCATTTACCGCCTGTGAATATCGATCTAGTAGGTTTTGTGTGTTGCTCATATCTTTATAGCTTTGCTGTACCGTTCTCGACAGCTTCTAAAAACTTAATAATATTATCTCCTTTAAAATGGTACTTAGTACCTGTCCCTGCACCGTGCGATGTACACTTGAGGATATTTTTTGATGCTTTATCCATCTCCACGACTCGTCTCACTGTTGAAAATGAGTTAGCCCATGGAAAGAACTTATGCCTTACAATATCGCTCAATGTGTACCACGCATCTTTTTCTATTTTTATTGCTCTTTTTGGCATGGTTTTAGTATATCACAAGAATTGATAAGAAGTAACATGAACTGTTGATAGCTACCTGAACTTTTTGAATACCACCTCCCAGGTATACCGTTCTCCGTCTAACTCCTTATCAAGGAATCCCTTTGTGTGTCCTGCTTTCACTAATGTTGATAATATGTTCCTATCTCTCTCTGTAAGAGTAGCTAGATTAATGTCTGACTTTCTTGCTTTATGTAGACCGTTTACGTCATACCCTTTTCCTTTTGAGATTGCCATATTATTGATCTATATCGAATAATGGTGCTTCCTCTATAATCGTTGCATCCGTGTCTACAGGCTTCCATAACGGGTCTATCTGCTCTATTTCGTCTGAAGTGTCGAACTCAGGAAGTTCCTCTATCTCTTCTATCGGATCATCTATAAGGTGCTTATTGTCGTTATAGTCTGGTGGGTAGTTAGATACTTGCATAAATCATTTGGAATAAAAGTGTGAATAATGAACCGAATACTAGACCGATGCAAACTAACTCATACATCGAGAACGCACTTTTTTTATGTGCTAATTCTTCATGTCTTTTCTCAATAAATAGCGCATCTAGCTTACCTTCTTCTTTACCAATAAATACACCGTCATCGAACCCTCGCTTGTAATGATCATGACATGCTATTACGAACTCTCTTGAACCAACATCGAGGTATCTACCTTCTCCGTCTCTCCTGTGGTATCCATTTGTGTAATTACAGTCGTACTCATACTGAGTGTATAGTTTATCTGTGTAGTATGCTTCTAGTTTTTTCTCTAGCTCCTTACGCTTTTTACTGACAGGTAACTTCTTGGTTACTGTTGTAATTGTTAGTTTTTTAATAGGGATATACTCAGGAGCATTGCTCTCAGTGACCCCTCTTCTTGTTGCTCTTGTCATAAATATTAAATTAATTCTTTGCTAAGTGTTTCTCATGAGCGCCTGTATTATAGGTTACCCATGCTCCTAAACCCTGCTTTCTACTGAGATCAGCAGACTCTCGCAAGTGCATGTCTAGGGTTACACCTTCTGGACACGTCTTACGACCAGGGTAATTTTTTTGTAGTACGAAGCAATCAACTGACCAAGCTTTTGATCTATCTACTTTGTTACATGATTTTGACTCTGATCCAGGTGCTTTTTTATCAAGTACGTGTGATGGTATTTTTACTTCCCCTTTCTTATGTATTACTTGTCCTAAAGCATTTTTAACATCTTCATCATAGTAGACAGTTCTAGTGTAGTAACAGTTATACCCTACGGCATCCATTGATACCCCAGACTCAGCGTGAGCGATAGCAATCATAGTCTTCCAGTTACGTGGGAAGTACTCCTTGATCTTATCCTCTACGGTTGGCTCTGGTACTACAATGATTGGTACCATGAACGCTGCTTCTGCTTTCTCAGCTACATATTCTTCTTTCCCAGCATCAGATAGACCAGGGAGTGCAAATATTACGAAGCACATTATTAATCCTATCAAAGCACCCTGTTCCTTATAGTAAGTACGTTTGTATTGATTGATTTTTTTCATAGTGTATAAATGTTGTTAATTGCCTACATATACCAGTATATCTTCTTAACATCTCTTGTCAACGCTTATCAATCTTTATATGTGGATAACTCTTCTAAAAGCTCCTAACTTTGGAAGATAAGAAAAGCTTGATATATAAAGGGTTTTTAGAACTCTTCTAATTTTTGCGGTCTATTTGGAAGATAAAAACACCCATATTAAGGGTGTTTTTATGCCAGGAGCAAAATCGATGCCAGGAACAAAGTAAAAGGAATAGTAGACTTTTACCTCCACCCATGCCGAGCAACAGGCTCAGATGAAGGTTCTTGACATCGGCTTTGCTCCCGAACTATCTTTCGTTTTAGTTTACATTCACTACCTCGCCAGCAACTATCTCTACTTCTCCGTAACCATCCGCTTGCTTGTGTGTCTCTACTTCACGGATTGCGAACGTATCATTAAATAGTTGACCGTCATCGTTGTGTGTAAATACAATCGGTGTACCATCTTCCATGTGTACGGTTACCGTATGATCCCCACCTTCGTACTTTGCAACTAGATATACCCCTAATGTTGCCTTGTTAATAATTTCGTACTTTGTAGCATCTCCATTCATATATGTTTTTTATCCGAGCACTTCTGGCTCTTTATTTTTAGTAGATTGTGTTGCATGAAAAATACCCACCGCAGCAACACCAGCTGTTAGACCATTAAGCATTGCATCGAATAATGCAGTTACTGATGGCGAACTATGTGTTGCAGCGTACCCCATGTAAAGGAGTACGGACATTACAATAACCGCTACCTGTTTCTTTCGTGGTGACATAGAATCAGCCATTAATAACCCTGCGAAGCTTCTCACGATTGTTGCGACTACAATTACATCCATATGGTTTAGTTTATATTATTAAATTTAGCGGCACTTAATGGACCGAACTGTATTTTATCTGGATTTGTTTCGTTAGCGAATACCATGATCCCATTAGCTACTTGCCAGTCCCTCAATGCGAATGCTGCTATTGATCGTAACTTCTTAATGTCAACTACAGGACCCTGCATCCTCCTTGTTATCTCTTTTACAGCAAAGAGGAGCTTATCTTGTTTATAGTCACAGATACTATTGTGATCTAGGAGTATCGGATTACTTATGCCTGATGACTTAATGATCTCTATTGCTGTAGTATATTGCCACTCTGTAAGAGAATCGCCCACGAACCATACGAACTCAATACCTATCATGTACTCATTCGGATTGATGTACTTACCACGAATATCCTTGAGGAGCTTTCCTTGTGCATCTACCGTTGGATTCTGTACCGTACCTGCATGCCAGGCTACGTCTTCATTCTTTACAAGCTGTATTACCTCTCCTACGTTTTTCCCTATAACGTAATGAGCAGATGATGGATGCTCAGTACGATTTGTTGATAACCAGGATACTGCTCCTTCGTACCCCCCCAGAGTTCCATGTAGAATAAAACCCTTTTTAGGAGTTCCATTAGATAGTGAGTACATCGGGGATTGTTTAAAGTTCATATAGGTTAGTGGAATTTACTAGTGACGTATGCTACCCCTAGTGTCCATAGAGACCCGAATACAATTATAACTACAGATATTTTACCCATGATACCTTCTCTCCATAGAAGTAACGTAGCCATCTCTTTCTTGAGTGGGACAACTTCGTCGAGTATCATCTTCTCGATGCGTTCTAGGGTCTTATTCTGACCTTCGAATAGTATTTTAATTTCTCTATTTGTATATGGGATATCATCCGACATAGATTCTTATTAATTATTAGCTATTAACTTATTGGTTGGAAATACAGTGCATTAATTGATGGCATTGTACCAGCACCAGCGATTGCAGAGGAGTTATGGTATACCCTCTGCCCTTTTCTCGCTGGGATTGTTGCTGTTGCATAGAATGTTCCTGACGTATAACTTGTAGCATTTATATGACCTGTTGCTGTTGTTAGATCTGTAAGGTAAATATAGTTAAGCATCTGCGTAGCGTTAAGCCCAGAAATAGATGCTGTTGATATAAAATTACCATTACAGTACGACATGAACTGACATCCAATATATGTTACAGATGATGTATCATATGTCATTGGTCTATATGATCTATCATTAAATACACCTACAAGTGTAGTAGGCATTTCTATTGTTGTAGCATTAACTGCTGTCCCCATATATAGACCCTCATTTCTATTTATTGTGATTGTACCTGCTGTATTTGACAGATAGTAGTCACTGTTTACAAGTAGTCCAGAGAATCCTCTTATAGTCCCAGCAGATACAATTTTTCCTGTAGCAAGCGCTGACCCAGTTGTTATTACAAAACCATCAGAGTGGTTTAATGGCTCTACACCATTAGCATCAGATACCCATAGCGAGTATGAACCACCAGCGGATAATACACACTCAAATGATGGTAAAACCTGCCCAGATGACCAAGTTGTACCGTTATATGATGACCCAGCAAAGTTACTGAACTTCTTAGCATCAGTAAGGGTTAGTATGTTTATTGTATTCGCATTTGTAGCACTTGTCTTGATAACAATGTGATATGTAGTATTTGCTGATAGTACTGGCGGTGTTGAAAAAGTAAATGTCGATAGGATGACGGTTAAGCTTGTTGGCAAAGTAGAAGTTGCAACAGTTCCTGATGTTCCGTTTGTTACAGCAGTTCCACTCGGAACTCCAGCAGAGTCTGTCTGTATTTCTACAGTCATGTTTGTACTAGGATTTGTAGCAGCAGTTAGAGATAGCTGGCATCTTATTGATGATACAGTTACAGACTGTAGAGGTTTTATCTTTAACGCTCTCTGTGGTAGTGCAGCACTACCGAATGCTGTAGCACCATCAAATAGCGGCTGAATGACATCATTTACTATTCTTCCTGGCTGTGGTGTTGTTGCGCCAGTGAATGATTCACCTAGCAAAAATTGTTGTACTCTACCACGTATGAAAGATGAGTCGATTTGACCAGAAGAATCAGTAATAACTCCTTTTGCTGCATCACTTGCTCCTGCTGATGATGATATAAAGTCTGATGCATTTGCTGGTTGTCCTGCTGTAATTGACATATATTTATGGGTTAGCTACTAATGGCTGATCCTCTCCTAGTGATAAGTTATAGAGATCATCTTTGCTTGTAATAGGTACAGTTACTTCATCAATTGTAATGCTAGAGATATTATGCTCGTACCCAAGTCTATTGATGAGCTGATATAAGAATACTTCTACACTTGCAGGTGCTATATCTTTTTCATCTATATCTATTGTGAACCCTATTTTTTTTGTAATGATAGACATACTAGTTAATTGTGTATTGTGTCGATACGGTCATCGATTCACTACTTGTCTTTACCCACCCACCTGTTAGAGCGTGAGTAAAGAGTTGACCTGTATTAGCCCCAGCTGCACCATCTATAAAGGTGCCAAACTCCTGATAGGTTCCATTTGTATCTGCTTTTGAATAGAAGAAATCGATGAATGCTGTGTTTGTGGTATAGCTAGATGAAGCAACCACCTTTCTGAATACCTCAGTACCAAGCTGAGTATCAGCATTATTGACCGCAGTAGCAGATGATCCTAGTGCTCCATAGTTTATTACCCCTGTATATGTTGTTGTATTTGCAAGACGCTGTGCAAGTACAGACCTCCCTACTGTAGTAATAAGGTTTTTTACCACCTTTTCCTTTGTAACATATGCCTGTAGATCACTCATGAACTTGGACCACTGTTCACGGTATTGATCCTCTGGCATATGTCCTCGTAGTGATATATGCTCTTCAATACTATTCTCTAACTGTTTTGCCTCTGGTGATGTAAGGTCATAGCATCTAAATGTGTGTATTCCTACGATTGAGATTGGTTGCTCTAGTGTTTTCATGGTTTTATTGTAGCATTTTTATTAGTAACGATATCCACAGGACTATGACCATTCACCAAGATTCCAGACAAGTGGATTTGTGCCAGACGGTGACCACCTGAATGGTGGTGTTGTATTAACTCTTGATACTGTCTCTGTAATTGTTAATGATTCCGATATAGATTTATTATTACTATTACGTGTAATAGTCTCAGTAATATTTAACTCTTCCGAGATAACTTCTATACGGTCTATTTCTTCAGTATCGAGTACTACTTCTTCCTTACTAGCAATCTTCTCTAGGAATGTCACAGCATTCAATAAACGCCCCCCAAAACGTACGGAGTACTCATACTCGATGTTTGTTCCATCTTCGTTCAAAGTCGTGTCTACAGCCTGAATTTGGTACTCTGTATCGACTGTAATACCCCATGTTGGGAGATTCATCGTTATCTGCTGTCCTGGTCTAAAGTATGAACCAGCTGTAAGTAGCCCAGTACGCGTCTTAAATACACCATTAATCAATGGATTTGCATACTCGTCAAGTTCTTTTAATGCTCTATTTCTAGCTTCGGCTTTAGAATTAATTGAACTATCATTGATCGTAAATTCATGTAGACCATCTCCACCCTCGATTGCCTTCATGAGTGCTGCACTTGATGCACTTCGTAGCTTAATAATTACTGGTACTTCATAGTAGTAACTTACCTCTATTTCATCAGTACTTATTGGGGTTGATGTAGTAGCAGTTGCTCTTACGAACTTCTCTTGGTAATTGAACATGAAGTCATACCCTGTGTCATCGTTAAGAAGATCAACCCCTATGGTTTTTGTTGTACCATTGAGCTTTATAAAGTTCATCGTTTTTGGTTTCTCTCGTAGTATCCATTCACGAGCTTTCCCGTCTCCTAGGAATTTCTGAGAAAATGCTGCCGCAGTTTCCTCTTTTCCTCCTTTAACAACAATAGAATTACGCACCTGTGTTACGTCACAGTTTATATTTATCTGTGAGAAGTTCTTGAGTGTATCGTTTATCTGCTCAGGTGCTACAGTATAGCTTTTCTGTTTGAAGTATACATTGCGCTCATAGTCTACCCACCACTCATATCCAGTTACTTCTGATAGCTTCTCAAAGCATTTACGAAGAGATATGTGATTAAATGATATTGTATTAATTGTCGGTCCAGTATCTACGTTAGTTGATGTGAAGCTATACCCTGCATTAACATACTGAGACATCAAATCCTGGACAATATACTTCATTGTCTTATTCTTATATACTGCCTGTGCATTTTTATTGATGAGTACATAGGTATAGTCTGTTGCCTCTACACGGTATACGAACTGTGAACCCTTACCGTTCTCGGATGGCTCTACTCGTGTTATGAACCCTGCAAACAAAAAGCGAGAGCCATCTTTGAAGATGATCTCGGCTCCTTCTTGTGGATCATTACCACTTGATAGTTTTGTTAGTTGTAGGCTAAGTGAGTTACTACGGTTTTGTAACTGCTCAGTAATACGAGCAGTGCCTGTTTTATACTGTGGTAAGAAATTTGTACCTCCTATCGTTAGCGTGAGAGTTGACATAGCTATATTTTGTTATTCATTAGCAATGGTCTGAAATACTGGTCAAGCATTGCTCGCATTCTATCCTCATCATTCTGATCCTTGAACGATGGATAGTTAATGACGATAGTTGCTCCACCCCCACCCATATTGCCCATCCTACTTAGTGGTACAACAGCTTCTGGACCAGCTTCTCCTATCATTGCAATTGTTGGACTAGATACAATACCACCTTCTGCAAGCTTTGGTATTGTTGGGATTCGTACAGCACTATTACTTGCTCCGAATAGACCAGCAGCCCCACTAGTAACAGTATTCATCGCATTGATGAGCGTATTTACCTTATCCATGAGCCAGTTGATTGTGCTTGTGATGCTTGTTTTTATGCCAGTCCATACATCATCTACAACTTTTTTAAATCCATCCCATAGACCCTTCCAATAGATCGCTAATAGCTCAACTGCTGCCTTAAACTGAAGTACCACGTAGTCCCAATTCTTTGCAACAAGGAGAATACCAGCGATAGCACCTCCGATAAGTGCCCCTCCTAGGATGAACGGTGCTAGAGCAACTGCCCATGCTCCGAATGCAACAGCAGCAGCCCATGCAGCAGGAACAAGAGCACCTAGTATTGCCCCTGCAATAATTCCTATCGCTACTTGGTTTTCTTGGAATGCTATAGATAGTTCTCGTATCATACGAATCATATCTGGTAGCGTTGTCTTGATGAATACCGTTAGTGCTGCAACTAACTGTTTTGCAAAGTCGATGAATACAGCCCCTTCATTACGCAAGAATGCTTCCCATGCATCAGATAGGTTAGATACCATGCCTCCAAGAGACTGCGCTTGCTTCTCCATTAGGTTATTGAACCTACCACCTTCCCCTGTAAGGTTTTGTAGTGCTTGCTGTACTATAGGGAATCCAATTTGACCAGCACTTACCATTGCTTGTATCTCTGACACTGGTTTGTTCATCATCGTAGCAAGCTGATCGAGAAGTGGCACTCCTGCTTCTGTAAACTGTCGTAGTTCCATTCCAGTTAGTCTTGTCGCTGCCTTTACCTGACCAAATGCAAGAATAAGATTAGGGAGTTTATCCATTCCAACACCAGCCGCAATATCTCCAAGCGCCTTAAGGTTTGGGAGTACTTGCTTTTGCTCGAATCCATATGCAAGAAGCTGCTTTGACGCAGTTTCTAGACCTTTCAATTCAAATGGAGTAGATGCAGCGAACTTAGTAAGATCTTTTGTAAATTCAGATGCTTTCTCTACTGATCCTAGCATTGTTGTAAATGCTATTTTTGTTTGTTCTGCATCAGCAGCAGCATTCAACATCTTATACCCAAGACCTCCTATTGCTGTTCCTGCTCCTAATAAACCAATCGCAAATGACTGAGAAGCTCCCACTGCTTGCTGCATACCATTACCAAATTGCTTGAACTTAGACTGCATTGCTTGCAGTTCCTTGCTCGCTTCATCTTGAAGTCTAACAATGATATTTAGGCTTTCTTCTCCACCGAATAGTGACATAGGATTATTTTTTGTTATTTAGCAATTCCTGCTCTTTCCTCTTCTTAGCATCTATCTTTAGCTTATCGACTATTGTTGCTATTAACCATGTAGGTTGTGATAGATACGTGTGGTAGTCCCAGTGGTACTTTTCCATGATCTCAAGTACCATCATCTCGCCAGTCAACTGCCCATTAATGTAATGAGTGATGGATTTTAGTTGGTGGCGATTTCTTTTCCCTGTGAGATATTTGAAACGAGCAACATTATCTTTGCAGTTGTCGCAGCAGGCATATTGAGGATAGTATCTAGGATGCTATCTGTTTTACCATCTATCTCTTTTACAATAAGCTCAGCATACTTCTCCTGCTGTACAAGCATAAGAGTACCTTTAATATTGCTCACTTCTCCTGTACCACCATCAATATCTACTGTTTCGTAGATTGCTGCTTGTACTGCTCGTTGTTCACGCCCTGTAATGTATGATAGGACCTTTAGCACATGACCATCTACAGTTACTTCTTTTGTCTCTCGCACAATTTCTTCGTTGCTCATATATAAATTTTACTATTGTTTTATTAAATTACGCCTTATCGTAGACGTGTGTCGATGCATTGTTGACTGCATTAACAACTATTGCCTGAAGTTCGAGATCTGTTGCATCGTATTCTACCTCGAACTCTTGAGTTAGGATGAGGAGTCCATCGATACTGTACTCTACTGGTGCCTTATTAAGAACTGCTCTACCGATCTTGAATTGAATCTGCTCTGTCGATGTAGCTCCAATAAGTGCACCTGTGAAGGTAACGATCATTGCATTCTTTGTATTCGCCTTGTATTTAGCTAGTTCTACAGTATCTGAGAAATGAAGAGAGTATGTGCCAGTGATCTGTACACGACCATTTACAAGGTTTCCTGCTGTGATGGTGTTAGAACCTGATAAGAATGCCTCATCTAGCTGTACGTTGTTCTTGATCTCAAGTTTAAAACTCTTGAGTGGTGTTGCTGCATTCCCTGCTGCGTTAGATAGAGATGTACCAAACTTTGCAGTGTACTGATGATATGCGAACTCTGTTTCTTGTGTGTATGATTCAGTTAGTGTTCCTGTAGTTCCGTTGATACCGATAAGATCGATGCTGCACTTTGCGTAGTCATCACTTACCTCAAATGATAGCGAGTCACATACTGTGTTGAGATACTTTGTAGTCTGGATTGCTCCATCTTCTACCGTAAAAGTAGCTGTACGAGGAGTTGCATTTGTATTGTTAATTGTGAATGTATGAGTATACGCAGCATCAGATACTACTGATGATGATACTCCACCCATTGCTAGTGATAGCGCATATGGCATATTCTTCACATTCGGCACGAACCCAATTGATCCTTGTGCGTACTTACGCTTGATCATTGAGTTAGAAGACATGTTGCGGATGCCTCGTGCTGATGTAAAGTGAGATTTCTCAGACACTTCCTGCATTGAGAAGTCAGCCCACGGGATAAAATATGTTTCTGTAACTGAAACACCAGGAGCCGCATAGCTCTCGATGCCTAGCCCTACGTTCACTTGGGTTCCTGAAGTTTTTGCCATAAATGTTTATTGTTTCTTATTAAATTACCTTACCTGAGTAAAGCTACTTGTTATTTCTAAAGTTCCCTCGATGCTCCATGCTGCATCTTTTCGCTTACCTATTGTCATACCGTAGTCAATTTTACTTACGCTTGACAGGTCAGTTCTAAGATTGTTAGCTGCATCCACCACCTCATTGTGGCGTAGTATATAAAGCAAGGAATCGGGTTTCAGTTGGTATGTCGACTCTTGCCGACCCTCCATTAGATTATACAATGAGTTTACCCCTCTTACCATCTCCTTATCCTCCCCGATTGTATCACGCACATCCGTCACAACTGTGAATGAGATACGCATTTCGTGCATATCCTCTGAGTTCGTAAACTTCCCTGCACGTGTATCTATTTTTGCAATAATAAGCGCAGGGAGCGAACTTGCGCCTATTCGTATCGGGTCCCCATAAAATATTGACTTGAATATCTTAGTACCCTCTATTAACTGACCATATTTCTTGAGCACTGGATCTTGGTAAATTTGATTTGACATTTTATTTATTTACTATTTCATGAAAGTAACTGTGGAATATCTTTACTACCATGTTCTTCTGAGCATCTCCTAGCTTCATCATAACTCGTCTAGGCAACTTACTCCTTGGCTTATTGCTCTGATGGTACTTAAAATATGCTATATCATTCCATACCTTTGCATAATTGCTTTTGAACTCCATCATAAAACCTCCTCTCATTCTTCCTGTAGCTTCCAGTATACCTTTCCCTGGGTACTTTTGTGCCTTCTTATACGCATACGCAGCACTAAGCGGTGACCAGTGTTCTCCGACTGCTCCACCTTCAGACTTGAAAACATCATCTTTAAATACATCTTTCAGATCCATGGCTGTTTCTCGGAAGGCAGGGGTCCAGTCCTGTATCCTATCTGCGAGAACAAGAAGGTTACGTGATAACTGTTTCTCGCCTTCTATGCTAAAACTTAGTGCGAATTTCTGCGCCATACTAGAATCTCTGACCCATCGTAAAGACCTGGACTGGTCCATTGGTATTATCAACCGTATCTGGGTAGCTCTGTACTCCTGATAGTGTCTCCATTTCTGCCATTTGCTGCCCATCAATACCAATAAGTGCCTGCTCTCCGCTTTGAACCTTCTTAAGCAAGCCACGTGCCTCTCCAAGCCATTTAACTCCCATTCCTTCCTGACCGAACTCCTGGTAGTCCATGTACCCTGCTGCAAGCAAGGTAGTTATATTCTCAATCATCCATGGTACCTCAGATATACCATTCGCATTAACGAGTGGAAGCTGGTATCTACTGATGATGTAACTGTTTACCTCATTTTCAGCTCTCTTTCTATATGTCTCTACCTGTCCGTCTGTAATGTATGGATTATTTGTAAGCCCTGCCTGTACTCTAATAGCAAAGATGCTACAGTAACGAGTGCTCTGATCTCCTTGTACTGAGTCACTATCTTCTTTATCTGTTTCTCGTGAGTCCTGTGAGTTAAAATAGGTTGCCTTAAAGTACTCATACCCTTCACTCCCTGTGTACTCTAGGTATGTTCCTTGTGGGTCACTTACCTGGATAGTAACTGGAGAACCATAAGCAGTAAGCTCAGTGTATGTTCCTGTCTCTGTCGTTGAACCATAGAACTTACGCTTGTTGTATCGATATTTTACGATTGGCTCGCCTTTCTTGTGACTTCGCACCGCAGTTGTAATGACGAGTGTAGTGCCTGGGGTTACTGCTGAGCTTATCTGACATAGTTCCGCACTCTCACTTCCTTCATATCCAATAACGATATAGTCATTCTGTGCGAATGAACTATTATTGAGCACGGTAAGTGCTACTGATGACCCAGCAGTAATATCGGCATCTAGCACTGTCCTATCGAGCTTTATAAAGTCCTCTGTTGGTGCAAGTAGTGTTTTTAGCATATGAGTTACTTATTATTTGATTTTATCATAGGTACGTTTTTTAATGTGGTAATAACTTTCCTTGACACATTCTTTACGTGTGTCATGAGTATAACAGTTGTGCTCTCTATTAGGTTACCGAGATTAGCTTGAGTGAGTTGTGTAACAATATTATCTAACAAAGATACTACCTCAGACATAGATAAGTATTTACTTACTGACCGTGTGAATGAGTCAGTAGCTGTAACTATTTCAGCCATCGATTTGAATAATGACCGAATGAAAGTATCTGTTACCGTTATAACATCGCTTAGCACCTTGTAGACTGTCTTTCTGAAAGTATCAGAAATTGTAACTACTTCAGATAGTATTTTGGTTGTTACCTTCACAATTGTTGCCGCTACATCACTTATCGTTATCGTTTCAGTAAGAATACGCTGTAACTGCTTCACAAGCGTATCTGTAATAGTTATAGTCTCAGTAAGCGCGCGCGAGAGTACCTTCTTGAAAGTATCTGTCATAGTAACTACCTCGCTCATTACTCTTCCCATAGCGCGCACTAGCGTATCTGTATGTGTAACCGTATCCGTGAAGCTTCTTACAAATATCAATGACTTCGTAAATATATCTGATATTGTTATTGTCTCTGAATATGCTCTGCTCATGAGTTTAGATAAAATATCTGTATTTGTAACGGTTTCTAGGAATATTCTAGACACCTGTCTTCTTAAACTATCTGTATATGTGATTACCTCTGATATGCTCTTTATGCCTTGCTTTACGAAAGTATCAGTAAAAGTAACAGTATCTGAGAACGCTCTAATGAGTACTTTTGAAGCACTCATCGTATCTGAGATAGTAACTGTTTCTAATAGAATCCTTCCTGTATTTTTTACGAATGAGTCGGTATGAGTAATTATTTCTACCAGTGTTCTAGTAGCTTGTCTTACGATGGTATCAGTCAGTGTTATTGACTCACTTAATGTCTGAGTAAAGTTTCCTCCACCTCCACCTGATACGATAGAGAACCCTTTATCGAACCACCCAACATCCATAAGGGTACTATCGAACCAACCTTTAGCATCATACGTTTCTTCATATGAGTACTTGATTGCCATATTATCGTTCCATTACAGCTAGTTCGCCACTAACAAATGTCGCTGTTGTAGCACTTGAGAGTATCGAATGCATAATACATGAACCATTATAGATCTTAATTCCTGGAGTATTTGGTATCTTCTGCGCTGTAATATTCACTACGTTGGTACCAATTGTTGCAATATCTCGTGTAATAAGCATTGATATTGACCCCGTAACGAGCGATGTACCGAGCGTTACTGACTGGATACTCTGCACTCCTTTATCTCCTGCTTGTAGGTTGAACCATATGAGTGTACCGATAACTGGTGTCGCTGGTATCTGTGATCCTACGATTGCCGATAGTGTCGCTGTTCTTCCAGCTGTTCCTGCTGAGTTCGTATAGCTCACTGTTGTGTTAGTTATTACCGCAGCATTAGTTGCAGCAGCGGTAAATAGCATAGCAATCATGCATCCTTCTCCGTTTGTAGAGCCATTAATGTCTCGTGCTGGGAGTGTCGGTGTTGTTATTGCTTGAGCAGTCGTTGTTGTAACAACAAGGGCAGTATTTACCCACAAAACATCAAAGAATAAGTGTGAGTGGTTCACACTCGCAGATAGCTGCAATTCGGTTATATAGTTTGTCCCTGTGGCTGGATTAGATATAGGAATACACCCTGCATCAGCAGCAGCAGTCCCATCAGTAACTCTACCGTTTACACCTGGAGTACCGACAGCCCATGCGCCAGGAAATCCTGCATCTTTAGAACTACAGTACCAATACCCTGCCGCATCAGACCCAGTAGTTGTTTTCATGAATCCAACTGTACGACCATTGTATGCACCAAGCCCTGATGGTGGATATTCTGCTCCATTAGCATCACGATGTCTCCACCCACCATCCTCATTAAACGTCATGTTTTCCCCTGGTAGAAGGTTAAACTGCATAAGCTCTACTGAGTTCGTTCCATCGAAATGCTCCACACCTACGAGGCACGTAGTCCCTGCTGAGTTATTTGTTATGTATAGCCCCTTCACATTTCTCTGTGTAGAAGCACCAGGAGAAGCAACTACTGTAGTTGTAGCTGCTGTTGTAATTCTGGTATTTGTTCTTCCTGGAGTAATGGTGCCTGCTGCATTATCAATATACGATGCATGCACTTCTATTGTCGTAGTAGCGGTACCTGTAGTTAGTCTGAGGATGTCTGATGTGGAGGTTAGTAATAACATGGTTTTTGTGATTAGTTATGCATTATTAATGGTTGTTATTACGCTCTTTGCTATCTTCTTCATTCGTGTAACAACAGTAGCACCTATCTTAATATCTGAGGTAAGGATAAGCTTCCCCACCCGAATAACTCTACCAACAGGAGCTATAACTATCTCTGCCAGCAGACTATCTGTTGCTGTAATCACTTCTTGGTATGTTCTATAGAACTGTTTTATATACGAGTCAGTTAGGCCAACCGTCTCGAGGAACAACTTTGAGGTACGTTTTACAAGAGTATCCACCATGGTTACTGTATCTGACAATGTCTTTGTTATTAATCCAGATACTTTTTCTGGTGTTACTGTATCAATAAGATTAGTAATTTCACTTAATAACCTACTAAATGACTTATTTAGCGTATCGCTAAATGTTATGGCGTCACCTAATATTTTTGCAATATTTTTGATATATAAATCAGTAAATGTAACTGTATCGCTCAGTGCCTTCGCGGTAACTTTTATAGCAGACAATGCTGCATCCGTTATAGTTGCAATCTCAGTAAATGCGCGCCCTACTGATTTTATAACCGAGTCCAGCAATGTAATTGTTTCTGATACTGTCCTACCAATTGATCTCCTTAGTATATCCGTAGCGGTAATTGTTTCTGACATAACCTTACTAGCAGTTTTTAAAAAACTATCTGTCAGTGTTGTTGTATCCAAAATAGCTTTAACGGCAACCTTTATTTTATCAACCGTATCAGTTATATTCGCTGTATCAGATAGTACCCTCGATACAGACTTTCTTATCGTGTCGGTTAATGTAATTGTTTCTATACTATCTTTACCTGTCTGTCGGTACAAGATGTCTGTTATCGTTGTTGTATCATCAAGTGTTTTTGTAAACGAACCACCGCTAGATATATACCCATACATAGAAAATGCTGAGGAAAAGAACAGTTGCCATGGGTCTTTACTAACTGAGTTAATTTCGTTTGGGCTAAGCACCCTATTCCAAACCGCCATCCAGTACACCTCTCCGGCAGATGATGCGTTGTCTGGGCTTCCTAATGCGTATAATCTACCATATGTATTATCATACGTTATCGACGTTGATGACGCATACGTTGTTGATGCAAATTGTATACCTCCATCATACCCAATAAGGTTAGTGTCTGTGACTGTCATGGCTCGCACTCCAGGACCGCTGTTCCATACCCCAGATGACACATCTTTTCTCGAACCACCGATATAGACACTCGCTAGTCTATTTCTTAAACCATATAAGTCCCAGAACCCATACCCAAGATTTCCTTGAACACATCCTACCTCTGGCCTTGAACTCGCCGGCGTAACATAATCAAAAAGTGCAGCAAATGTAAATGGCGGTGATGCAATTTTCCACTGCCCATAATCATTCCTATTACTGTAAACACCGCTTGATGATGGAACCGTGACAACCGAAGCATTGCCCTTACTTTTTGGGGTTATGGTTACGTTTGTTGTACTTAAAGAAAAAGGCTGGAAAACGATATCTACTGGCCCACCTGGACCACCTGTCCAGATGAGACCAATAAGCCCTTGTGTTAGTGGGTTAGCCCAGTTTATACCAGGGACACATTGTGGCTGGTTTTTTGTAATTTTTCTATTCAGCAACATGGCTATGCTACAGTACTACTTATTTCAGATGTATACATGGCTCCAGACGTGAGAGCCACCCCAAGATCGTTTCTTACAACGATATAAAACTTATTTGGTACATAGCCAAGTGCCTGGAATATAGAGAATGTAGCTCTTTCTGTAGTTGACGCAGTTGTTAAAGGCAAAGAACCAATAAGCTTTAGGTTTGGTTCGCGCGTTGCAGAAGACCCAGATGTCGGGCCTGTTCTAAAGTTTGTTCCATCGAGTGATTCTTGGACGAAAACTACAACCTGCTTATTCCCAGACGGGGTATTTGTTGTTGCTGCCTCTAACTCCACAACTACATCAATTGGCTGGTTTGTTGTACAGTCGTATGCTGTTGTATTTTGCACATATGTCGATGATGCAAGTGTAGAGAGACCAGAGAATGATAAGGATGTTCTTGAACCTACAATTTGTTTTATTGTTGCCATGTTATGATAGTGCAGCGGTTACTTCATCCATAGTAATAATTCCTTTTACTGTAAGAGTTGCCGGGGAGGCATTTGATCCTTCTCCTATAGCAAATATCTTTTCAAGAAGATTTGTCTTTCGTTGTAGAGCAGCCTGTACAGCTGCCCACCCAGCACCTTGTACTGATCCATCAACTTTAGATGGTACCGACATAAGAGCGTCATGAAGACCAGCTCTAATATTTTGCTTTTCTGCATTAATATATTCTTTACCCTGTAACATTATTTGTAGATTAATCTGTTTTGCTTGGCATATAAGTGCTCTATTTGTATAAATTGCCGTCCCGTCAGCTGTTTGTGCTGGTGTTAAATTACTCCAAATAATCGCATCGTATATATTAGATACAAACGCAGTATCATTCCAGCAAAAAAAATCTACCGCCGGGTTACTATTAAGAGCATTCATTACCACAGTAAAACCATTACCATCTTTTGGTAATTGCGATAGAACTTGGTCTGACTCCACATATGTCCTTACTGTTGCGAGTTGTGTTGTAGATAGCATAATTGTTTTATTATATTTGTAATATACCAAGCTACATCACTTTCGTAGCTCATTCTTGGTAAGGACATCTCTGTCCTTACCAAAGTGAACCACCAGAGTTATTCCTTTAGGCGGCCTTAATGTTCCACGTGTACTGAAGCGAATCACCGTTTACTACGTTGACCGCTGTAAACACCTGGCGAGCTAACATAACACCGTTTGTTGTTGCGTTAAATACGCCAGACTCAGTTACAGCAATTGTGCCTGTAATAGATACGGTTCCTACGAAAGTCGCAGTATCGTTAGTCACCGTTGTTGTTGTACGAGAGGCTGTTGCAGCCCCTACTACGTGCACCCCGGCCGCTGCACCTCCAGATGCTGTTACTTCAGTCTGTAGGGCTGTATCTGTTGCGGCAGCAGCAGTCGTGCCTGTTCCTTGCCCAATAGAAGCAAATACTGGTTCTGACCCTGATCCGTTAATACGCGATGCAACCGCAGCCTTACCAGTGTTTGTAATAAGGTTGGCGTGTAGCTTGCTTGATGCCCATGTCCCCATGAATGGAGAAATGATGGCCGATAGCTTGCTGTTAATCCATGAAGGAGAAACAACCCCTTTCTTTAGAAGAAAGTTACCAAGCTTGCTTTCTTGAAAGATTGGTTTCACGTTGCCATTTTTATCAAGATGTTGAATTGTTACATTCACATCCATTGGAATTGAACCAGCATTTATTTGCTTTGGTGTGTATTTTTGATTCATACGTGAGTTTAGTTAGTAGTAATCTCTAGACCTTTAAGTGCTTCCATCGTTGTGTCTGCTGACGCATTTGCCTCATCGAAGGCCTTAGTTTCTTCTGACCTTGCCATGTCTGCTTCCTGGGTTGTACAGTACTTCTTAAGTTCAGCCACGATATCTTCTGCAGGTGTATCTAGAGGGAACCCTAGACTTCTCTCACCTATGACTTCATCGCCATTCCTGAGAGAAAACCGCACGTCGAGAAAGTAGTTGCCAGTTTCCTGATGCATCACTTTGTTTGTTTCATTTATGGTTGCTGTAATCATAGGTGATTGTATTAGTGATTAGAGTCCTTCCCCTGTTTCTGTAGGAGTTACTACTTCTTCTACTTTCGTTTCCTCAGTAGTTGTTGTAGGTTCTACTACTTCTTCAGTTGTAGGTACTGGGTCTGGTTGTGCCCCCCAGGTGTTAGCTTCCTCAGGTGCCACTGTAGATTCCTCTACAGCTACTTCCTTTGGTTCTCCTCCTGGTACACAGATAGCCCCAGCAAATACGAGTTGTTCAGCTTGTTCTCCATCTACTTCTATAGAATCTCCTTTAAAGAAGAACTCGCCATCTTTCTTGATTGTTGATAGAACTGAGAATTTAGACATATGTTTGCTCTTTAGTGATAAAGCACAACATCCAAGCTATTAGCTTGGAGTATGCTCGCTTAGATTTAAGCGATAGCGTTCTTGATAAGGTAACCTGCTCCTACCGCAACAATCTTCTGCTGGTAGTTATCATTACCTACACGAACGTACACACCCTGTCGGTCCTCATCTCTCCATCGCTTTACTTGACGTGTAGCGTATGTAAATGTGTAACCAAAAGTGATTCCCTTGAGACGAACTTGTGGTGCTACATAGAGTACCCATGCGTTCTTACCCCATACATATGACATAGCATCTGTCTGTCCTTCAACAGCTGAGTTGTAACCAGCCTCTCCTACGAGAACCTTCTCAACCTGGAATACACGGGCGAGAAGTTCAGCTGTAATTACACCAAGCTGTGAGTACTGTACACGAGCGATGATTGTTGGGTGCTCACAAAGCATATCGAACACTTGCTTGCCGAGTACGAGTGTATTTGGCTTTCGGAAAGTGTTTTGATGTACAGTTGTACGAGCAGTACGAACATCGAAGATAGGTGTACTGTTTGTATAGTCAGACCACTGTGATGTCCCTGAAAGGGTAGTGTTCTGTGTTACGTTTGCTGTGTTAGCAAGAAGCGTAGAGAGAGCAAGTTCACGGTCAAGCATGAGCTTCTCTGTAACTGATTCAGTAGCATCTACCAATGGGTCGAGTGCTGAGTCAGCCTGATCCTGGATCTCATCAGGGATGAATTCCTTGAGAGCGTGATCTTCAGTAATAAATGTTGCGAGAGTTTGGTTATGCTCTACTTCGTTAGCACCTGATCCGATTGCTCGGGCAGTCTTGTCTACACGAAGGTTTGACTTGTCATATACATAGAACTTACCAGTCTGTTTTGTAACAGAAAGAGTAGGGAAAACTTGGTCAGCGATGAATGTATCGTTTGAATACTTAATAGATACATTCGATAGAGCTGGGTCGACGACGACATCCTGTTGTACTATCATAGTGTGTTATTTAGATTAGGTTTTTTAATTATTTGCCAAGGATTATAGAACGAACTTACAGAGCATGATTTCTACAATATCTCCTGATGCAGCTGCTGCTGTACCAAGGTACTGACCGATAACCACGTTTCCTGCTGTTACTGTTCCAATTGCCTTTCCTGATGCATCTGACGTTACCCAAGCACCTACTGAGATTGCTCCACCAGCGATAACCTTTGAGGTACCACTGAAACGAACGATAGCTGCTGATCCTACAGCTGGCTTGTTTTGAAGAACACCTACGATAGCATCAGTTGCAGCTGCTGCAATGATGAGCGTACCGTCTGTATGCTGCTTCATGAGATAATACTGCTTTGTCGCAAGTGACGATGCACCTGTTGTAAATGATTTCTCTGGAAGAAGAATTGATTGTGACATATGAGTTAGTTGAGATTAATAGTTATTTTGACACTTCCTCTTCATATCGCTTAGCTAGTTCCTTATTTTCTGAAAGAACCTTTTTAAGCGCATCCGAGTACTTCATACTCTCATTGGCTTTCATTGTAGAAGCAATAAGAGTATCTAGTTGTGCTGTTGCTGTTGCATCGTTAAATGCTTCAGACGCACCTACCTCCTTGAAAATCTCAAGACTAGGTAGCTGATTAATAAGGTCTGAAAACTTAGCAAGTTGTGCATCGTTTAATGTCTCTGCAAAAGCACGGAGGTTGTCCGCACTCTTTGGTAGAAACTTCCCACCCTTATTGTCTTCTGAGAACAATAGACCCTTAAGCGCATTACTGAGCTTAATTGCCTTTAGCTCTGCAAAAGCAGCTGCGCCCTCAGTAGCTTTCGCCTTGAGTGCTTCTACCTCTGCAAAGGACATAGTTACATTCTTTTCAGAAGCAGTTACAGGTGTAGCATCAACTGGTGCAACTTCTGCTGGTGTTTCCACTACAGCAGGAGTTTCTTCAGCTGGCTTTACCTCCTCAGCAGGAGCTTCCTCTACCTTTACTTCTTCAGTAGCAGCAGGAGCTTCCTCGACAGGAGCATCAATGATAGCTGTGTATGCTACCTTCTGTTCTTCTGTGAGCTGTGCAGCATTCTCTTTAACGAATGCTTTTTCCTCGTCTGTAAGGGTTGTGATGTCCTTTGCGAGTATTTCGGCTAGATTCATAGTTGATGTATTGAAATTACTTTTAATATTTTTATCTGAAAACACTATCGCTTCGAGTTCCTTAAAGTATGGACTCTTAGTGAGTGCTCCTCCTGTGAGGACATTTCGATAAATCTGATGAGTTTGTGGGTCCTCATAGTCTCTATAAAATTCAGGACTGAAGAACTTGAATGCTTTATCACTGAGAAGTTCAATCCCTGACTCGTTCCATTCTACACTACCCCATAGTCCAGTGTCACGCATTTCTAGGGTAGTTATCCACCCAACAGCAGGAAGTTCCTGGAATCCTTCATGCCCTGCTGTAATGAATACCCCCTTACGTACCTTTGCATTAAAGTTCTGGATGAACTCTCGTAAGTCTGAATTAGTGATCTTGATTGGACCGTATGCATCATGCATCCATTCTCCGATTGGAATAAGATGGATGTCTGTTGGGATAACTGCTTTTGCATCTTCCCCTTCTCCTTCCATTGTTGAGTCGAACTCGAAAGGGAACATACCTGCATACTTACCCTTATATGTTTCCTTATTTTTAAAAGTAGCTAACGTCTTCTCATCAAAGGTAGTTTGTTTTGACATAGATTTTTATATTAAAAGTGTACCATGTATACAACACATAGAAAGATATGGGTGTGGACAGTAATTGCCCCTCCCCTTTCTAACAATATTTTTTAGATGACTCCCCTATTGCCCCCCGATCAAACGGGGGAGTACTTTTACTTGCCCCCTGCTGTGTCATCTAATAATTCGTCTTTTTCTAACTGTTTGTACCAATTAGTCAATAAACGCTTTATTTTATTGATTTTTACTAACACACAAATAAGTATACCGCACTTTCGTGCGGTATTGAGCGGTGGGGTTGGAATCGAACCAACATGAGACGTTTTAACCATTTAAACTACCCACCCTAGATCTCGTATATGTGCC